GTCAAATACACAATCAACCATACCAGCCATCTTGATAAAGTCTTCGTCAAGGTTTCCGAGCAGTTGAATTTCTTTGCCATTGCGAGAGCGATACTCCACTTTGCCATCCCGAACGATTGCGTTGAACCGCATACCGTCCATCTTGAGTTGGACCAGAGCTGGGAATTTGATTTTGTCCACGAGCTTCTGTTCGAATGGGCTGCACAACATTACTGGATATTCGTGCACCAAGCCAGTCCACACGGCGTTTGCTGTTGATACGGAGACTCCACATTTCAAATCCTTTTGAATAATACGTTCAATGACTTTAGCGTCATCAGGGTTCACGGCTTCGAGAATGCGTGTAAGGTGATCAATTGCGGCGTGACCTGTGACGATACGTTCACGAAGGTCATAAAGGGCTGGCAACATAGATGCCAAAGATGCCGCATGGTCTGTAGTGTTTGGAGTGTAAGCTGGAATCTTACGGATATAGAATTGAGTGAACGGGTCTAGGGCTAGACGTACAACTTCACGCAGGGTTGTATCGTTACGATTGAGTTCAAGCTGTTGGATCTTGTAGTTGCGTCCAGAGTTAGACGCAAGTTCATTCAGGAATGCATTAATGTTCATTTACGTTTCAATTCTTTAAAGGTTCTGCGACGGGTATCGAAACCGATGGGCTTCTTAAACTTTGTAGTCTTGCCAGTGTTCACGTTGTAGAACGCAACCATCTTAGACTTGTCGTCAGTCAGGTAGTAGATGTGGTTAGGGCAATCAACTGCCCAGTCTTTAGTCGTTTCCTGAAATACACGCATCACAGAGACTTAGTAGGGAAACCCATTGCGAAACCAGAAGTGCCAGTTGAGCCAGACTTGGTAGTCTTACCTGACATCTTTTGCTTCGGAGCCTTGCGTGCTTTCACGACTTCAACTTGACCACCACGAGCAAGGAATTGCTGGAGTGCGTCAGAGGTTTCTTCACGGACTTGAGATTTGGTTTTGTAGATAGTTGCTTGCATGATATTTTCCTCTTTCAAATTAAACAAAGTCGAACACAGCTTCATTGTCAACACGGCTCAGGATGATACCGCAGTCGAGAGTTTCCAGCAGGATCGTTTCGAGACGAACAGCTTCACGAGGGGTGCACTCTACGAAAAGAGTACCGTTGAAGAACTCAGCATTGGTATCCATCTCGTTAGACACCACAGACAAAACGCTAGACTCG